AATCTATGAAAGAACGTGGAGTAGTTCAGATTCCATTATGCTTCCTTGCTAAGTCCTTAGAGAATATGTCTCTGTGTCATGCAGCATATTTCTGTAAAGGCTGGGAGAATGCAAGAGGATGCAAGATTGAGCATGATGCTGCGGTTGCTTATGGATTGGATATTATTTATGAGGAGGATTAATCATGATTATTACAGGAATGAACCACTTTCAGAATGTGTGCCAGAAAAAGTTGGTTGAATGGTACAAGAAAAACAGACCAGGTACAGAAATCAATCTTGGAGATGTGTTTATTGTATGGTCCTGCAAAACGCTGCAGAACTATAAATGTCTGGCGTCCACAACAATCAGCGGAGACGGTATCTATGCTGAATATACTTACAATGGAGATAAACAGGAACTGTATGAAGATGTGTATGGAAAGATCACAAATACACGGCATACAGAGGAATAAAGGTGATACCATGGGACGAAAATGTATACTAGTGGACAGAGAAAAGTTCACAAATGCAATAAATGATTACTGTCAGCATAAAATCACGATGGCGGTTGCCTGTAAAAGAGCAGGAATGAGTGAACCAACGTTCAGAAAGTACCTGCGGATGTGTTGGTTGGGACAGCCGTTACCGGAAGAACTGTTTGAGCGAAAAAAATAAACACAGAAGCCAATGCCCGGATGCGGACATGGAACGGAGAGGTGTCTCTTAACTTTTTTATTTGAGTTAGGAGGCACTTTTTTACGTTATGGCAAGTGAGTACCTGATAAAGACGATAAATGGATATGAGGACTATATACGGCGGCACGGGATAGATGAACAAGTTCTTGATGCGTATGCTTTGGCAGCTCAAACAGCTATTCTCGAAGAAAAAGATATCAAGTATGGAACGAAAATATCTTCAAGAGCGAAAAATATTATTAATCAGCTGATTTATAATCAAACAGGCGGAGGAACGTTCGGGCAATTGGAAGACTTTGCACAGAAAAATAAAACAGAATTCAGCTTGATTAATACATATTACAACATTTTAAAGACAGAAGCTCCACAAATTCTTGACAGCTACATGTTGTATGTTGAAAAGAACAGAAAACGTAGAGATCGTTTTTACGAGCCAAGAAGAAAAACACTGAAGTTAGTAACGGACAAGTTGCAAATGCTTGAAGATGATGAATTGGATGAACTTTTTGTTCATATGCCGGCACGAGTTGGCAAATCGCAGGAATTAACCCTTGCAACTTCATGGAAATGTGCTAGAAATACAGAAGCAAGCAACCTCTATGTAACTTATAAAGAGGGGCTTGGAGGAGCCTTTCTTGAAGGTGTAATAGAAATCTGGACAGATCCTATTTATTGCTTTTCCGATGTGTTTCCAAAAGCAATTATTGTTGACACGGATGCTAAAAATAATAAAGTAGATCTGCAAAGAAAGAAAAAATATAAATCTCTTTCTGGAAAAGGACTTACAGCAGGTCTAAATGGTGAGTACGATGCGTATGGATGGCTCATTATTGATGATATCTTAGAGGGAATACAGGATGTATTAAATCCAGATATTCTCCGAAGAAAGCAGATTATCTTTGACAACAACGTCATGAAACGAAAAAAAGAAAAATGCAAGGTTATCTATAATGGTACGATATGGAGTTTGCAAGATATTTATATGGATCGGCGCGATTTCCTGGAAAATAATCCGGAAGCGCAAGATATACGATGGGATGTTTTGAAGATACCTGCTTTGGATCCAGTTACGGATGAAAGCAATTTTGATTATGACTATGGAGTTGGTTATTCAACCAAATATTACAGAATTGAAAGAGCTAAGTTCGAAGAAAACGATGATATGGCAGGATGGTACGCACAGTGTCAGCAGGAACCGATTGAACGTGATGGTGCTGTTTTTAATTCGGAACATATGAAATTTTACAACGGTGTTTTACCGGCGGAAGAGCCGTACAGAATATGTGCTGCATGTGACGTAGCGCTCGGCGGAGAAGATAATCTAGCATTTGCGGTAGCATACATGTATGAAGACGGATCTGTATATATCGACGATGTTATATTTGACAGTTCCGAAAAGAAAGTCACAAAACCAAAAGTAGTTAATATGATTATTGAACATAATGTCGGAAGTGCTTTTTTTGAATCCAACCAAGGAGGAGAAGGGTACAAAGATGAGGTCGATTCACTTTTAAAAGAAAAAGGAAGAAAAATAAACCTTGTCTCAAAATATGCGCCGACTTCCATGAGAAAGGCACAACGAATATGGGATAAAGCTGGTTCTATAAGAGAATGGTACTTCAGAGACACTGGGTGCAGAAACAAAGAGTATCGAAATTTCATGAGAAACCTGTACTCATTTACTATTAAAGGGAGAAACCAGCATGAAGATGCTCCAGACTGTCTTGCTTCACTTGCCTATTTTATCGAAGGAACGTGGGAACCGGCAAAAATAGAACCAATAAAAAATCCATTCAGGGGAGGATATTAACATGGACACAAAAACATACTTAAACCAGATCGCTGTTTTGAATTCCGTAATCCGGAACAAAACGGAAGAATTGCAGCAGTTAAAAGGGATGACGGTATCAATATCGACTACACAGAAAGAAGTCAACGTACAGGTAACACCTGACAAGGACAAGCTTGGCAGAGCAGTGGCTGAAATCGTAGATCTTGAAAACGATATCAGTGAAATGATAAGTCAGGCTCTGGAACGTAGAAGACAGATTACTACGGAAATCAGTAATCTGCAAAATAAAAATCAGTACGATGTACTGTACAAACGGTATGTCCTTAGGAAAGACTGGAATCTGATTTGTGTGGAGATGGGCTATTCATTCAGAAACGTGATGTCTATCCACGGGAAAGCATTGAAAAGTTTTGAAAAGCTGTTCGGAGAGAAATATTTAGCACAAAAATGCACATAAATGCACATTTTTTCATCTGTTCGCAGAAAAATTGACCTGATATAATAATAATCAGATAAAAAGAAATTTTTATCCACCAATCAATCCCCCTTGATGTTGAAAAGCGCGCTTTGCAGTTATGCAGGGCGCGTTTTTTGTGGAGAAAATCATGAAAGAGTATAGAAAAAAGACGATTTACTGCCCAGAGTGTGGCAGAAAAGTAGGAATGTACGATGGAAGATCGCAGATTGATAAGTCTTATCTCTGTAAGAAATGCAACAAAAGAATCGTATATCGTGTAGAGAACGGAAAAGTAGAAGTAAAAAAGCGCGCAGATCGGACAACGAGCAGCGGAATGGTATTTGGAGTGTAAGAAATGGAACAGAATAAAATGTTTTTTCATGAACTTGTGAAGGGCAATTACGGAAGAAAAATTGCATATGCGGACGTAGAAGAAGTTAATGAGAAAAACATTCTTGATATTGTCGGAGATACACTTGGGACTTTCTACTACAACAAAAAGATCGCTGATTATCTGTGGAGATATTATAAAGGCGATCAGCCGGTGCTGTATCGAACAAAGACCATCCGTAATGATGTAAACAATAAGATTTGCGAAAACCACGCATATGAGAGTGTGCAATTTAAAGTTGGCCAGTCTTACGGCGAACCGATGCAGTGTGTCGGAATTGTTAAAGAAGATATAAACGAGGTTGTTGATAAATTCAACACCTATCTGAGACTGGCGCATAAACATGCAAGAAATATTCGGTGTGGTGAATGGCAGTCCGCAACAGGAACAGGATTCTTGGCGGCACAATTTGTAAAAGACAAAAAAGCAAATGTGCCATTCCGCATTACTGTGCCAACACCGATGAATACTTACATAATCTACTCTTCTATTACGGACGAGCCACTTGTATCCGTACAGGAATTAAAAAACGAAAAAGGGGAATGGTATAAAGCGTGTCACACAGCCACACATCAGTGCATTATCCTGAATGGAAAAGTGAAGGACTGGAAACTTCACGCTTTTGGCGGTATTCCGATTGTAGAATACCCAAACAACTTCGAGAGAATTTCAGATATCGAACTGGTAATCAGTATGTTTGATGCTCTGAACGAGATCCAGTCCAACAGAGCAGACGGCATTTCTCAATTTGTTCAGTCATTTATTAAGTTTGTCAATTGCACGGTTGACAAAGAGACGTTCGAACAGATGAAAACGAACGGTGCATTTGTTGTAAAATCCAACAATGCTGAAAACAAGGCTGATGTCGATATCATGAGCCAGGAATTGAACCAGACGGAAACGCAGGTTGCAAAACAAGACCTGATGGACAATATCCTGCAGATTCTTGCGATTCCAAAACTGGAAGGGAATACCGGAGGAGACACGCAAGGAGCCGTCCAACTTCGTAACGGATGGGACATGGCGAAAACCCGTGGAAAATTAAAAGACCCTATTATTCAGGAATCTGAACAAAGACTGAATGAAGTAATCCTGAACATTATCAGGGTTCAAAAAGGGAAAGACGATTGTCCTCTTGATATCAGCCAATTCGAGGTTACGATCAATCACAGTCCAATGGACAACATGCTGGTAAAAGCGCAATTCCTTGACTATTTGCTGAAAGATGGCGTACATCCGAAGATTGCATTTGAAAGAAGCACCCTGTTTGCAGACAGTGAAAAAGCATACAATCTGTCAAAACCGTATCTGGATGTGCTGTATAAGACATTGGAAGAGGTGGAAAGAGCGCAGAAACAGGTGCTTGAACAGCAACAAAGCCAGAATCAGATAAAGGATAATCAGGAATGAGATATCACGACATTACAAAAGATGATATGAAAAACGGGGACGGCTTACGGGTTGTCCTCTGGATGTCCGGGTGTTCCCATCACTGCCCGGATTGTCAGAACCCGGTTACATGGGATCCGATGGACGGGCTACCATTCGATGCGGATGCGCTTCTGGAAATCGAGGAACAGCTTCAGAAGGACTATATCGAGGGGATTACCTTATCAGGCGGTGATCCAATGTATATTGGAAATCGGAATGACACATTAATATTGTGCCAATACATCAAACGAGTGTTTCCGAAGAAAACGATTTGGATGTATACCGGGTACTGGTATGACGATATCAAAGATCATGAAATCATGAAGTATGTAGATGTTCTGGTAGATGGAACATTCGTCAAGGCACTGAAAGACAATACCTTGAAATGGCGAGGAAGTTCCAATCAGAGGGTTATCAACGTACCGGAATCAAGACAAATGGATAAAATATGTCTTTTATGCGATTAAAAGATAAATCAGACAATCACAGATCATGTGGTTGTCTTTTTTATATAAAAATGCATTCTCACGCGTTAGATGAGAAAAAGTTAAATCCATGCTGATAGAACAGCGACAAAAAATGTAGATTGCACGGAGGTAATAACAATGACAAGAGAACAGGCAAAGAAAAATTTGATTGCATTAGGAATTGCAGAACCAACGGAAGATCAGGTTTCTAACTATCTGAATCAGTTCCATGGCGATGTAGAACCACCAACACCAAATCCAGCCCCAAATCCAACACCGAACCCAAACCCGGCACCAGCCCCACAGCCGAATCCGACACCGACACCTGGAAATGCAGATCTGAATGAAATAGAGAAGCTGCAAAAACAGATTGTGGATCTTCAGAAAGAGAATGTCAAAAAAGATATTCGTGCATATGCAGCTGAAAAGGGACTGACAGGGGAACAGACTGAAAAAATTCTCGGTGCATTACAGGATGATTTAGAAGTTGCAAAAACTGCAATCGATTCCATGTCACAGATTATCTCTGATAAAGAAACTGCCGCAGCTCAGAAAAAAGAGCAGGAAATCGCCAAAGGAAGCATGAATCCGGGCGGTGGAACTGGCGGCACACACAAAGGTGATGAGAAGCCAGAAGATGTGAAAAATGCTGAATCCATCTATTTTGGCGAAAAACAGGGTGAACAGTCTATGAAGGACTATTACCTGATGAAGTAAGGAGGACAACATGGGAAAACCAATTGTAAGAGAGTTTACACAGGGAAAAGGAATTTTGAAATTTTTTCCGTATGAGGGCGCAGCATGTGTGGTTCCACAGACTGCAGTAACAGCAGCTGACGAAAACGGAATGAAAATCGTAAAAGCTGGAACACCGTACCCGTCTAATGATGCAAAGTGCCTTGGATATCTTCTGGAAGATGTAGATGTTACTCAAGGCGATGCACCTGGAACATATGTATACCAGGGAACTATCGACTGGGAAAAGGTAAAAACACTTTCGCCGACTATTGCAGATGCAGCTAGAAAAGCAACTCCTAGAGTTACATTTTACGGTGCACCACAGATTACAGAATAATCCAGGAGGTATATAAACCATGGCTTTACCATTAAGAGAAGCATTTACTGCCAGAAGCCTTGAAGTGATGTGGGATAACTACAAAGCATCCCTCGCACTGCCACCGTATCTTGGCAGACAGAAATTTGGAACAACAAAACAGGATTCTCTCAGCATCAGATACATTATGGGAGAAAATTCACAGCCTATCGCATTAAAAGCATCCAACTTTGATGCACAGGCTCCACTGAGAGACGTTGGTGGATTCCAGGATATCCAGAACAAAATGCCGTTCTACAGAGAGTCCTACATGACCACTGAGGAAGAGGAACAGACATATGCTGATTACCAGGCAGCTGAAAATTCCAGACTGGCAAACCAGGTACTGAGACAGATCAGTAAAAAACCTATGATGCTGATTCAGGGTGCAATGGTGGTTCCTGAGAGACAGATTTGGGAACTTCTGGCACCGGCTGACGGTGTGCCGAAAGTAACTGTCAATATCGAAGGCAAAAAGTACGTTATTGATTACACAGCGGACAACGGAACGAAGCACAAAACAGATCATTTCATCGAAATCTCCGGTGAAACAGACAAGTGGACAGCATCCGCAACAGCAACGCCACTGGCGGACCTGATTAAAGCCAGAAGAGAGTTTGCAAAGAAAACCGGATATTCTCTGACAAGATTCTCCATGAATACAGAGACATTCGAAATGATTCTGAATGCGGAAGACACCAAAAAACAGGTTCTGGGAATCACTGCCTACAACGGCGGTATCAGAGTGAGACAGGAAGATGTTCTGGCATATCTGAGAGGATACGGAATCGAAATCGAAGTGTACGACAAGATGTACGTTGATGAATCTGGCGTTACTCAGTACTTTATTCCGGCTAACATTATCTCCTGCCAGTCCGCAGGTGTATACCTCGGAGATTACATCTTCGGAAGAACACCGGAAGAAAGAAGCGGTGACAAAGCAACAGGAAATCTGTCTATCGTAGAAACTGGTATCTCTGTTTACACATATGCGACAGATCATCCGATAAATACACACTGCATCGTATCTATGATCGGTCTTCCATCTTTCGAGGGAATGAACAGTGTTGTGGTCATGAAAGTAGCGTAAGGCGGTGCGTGTATGATTGCAGACCATTTAATGAAAGTGAATGGTCGGTGGTATAAAGCGGGAGAAGAGGTTTCCAAATCTCCCGTTGACAAACCATCACCAGAAAAAACCAGATACACAAAGACAGAAATCAACAAGATGAATGTTTCAGAGCTTCGGAGATTGGCAGCTGAAAACGGTGTCAAAGATCCAGAAAGCATCAATGGAACAGACCTGAAATCTTATTTGATTTCTACATTTGGGCTGTAAGGAGAAGAAATGGAAGTAACAGAATCAATCAAGAATTTGGCAACTGAATATTTTGATGACGTTCCGGAATTAAAAGGTCAGATTCCGCCGAAACTTCTGGTTGATTTTGCTATACGAAAATATAAGCAGGTCAGAAATTTCCCAAAAGGATATACGGAAGAACAGGTTGGAAGTGATCTTGAGGAAAACAAGTCCATTATCGCTATGGCAGTGGTGGATTTGTATCTGAAGACAGGAGCTTTCGGTGAGACTTCACACAGCGAAAATTCAACAACACGTTCCTGGGAAAATGCTTATATATCAAGTTCAATATACAGCGATGTACTACCATATGTACATGCTTTATAAGAAGAATGTGCGTGATTGTTCGGATGCTTACATCTGGACGGTTGCAGGGCATCAGTCATTACGGGCGGTGGGCAGACTGATTTACAAAAGAATATGGAGAAAACATGCGTGAAATAATATTACAGACTTATATCGTTTCTCTTCCAATTCTTCTTGGGTATATCGTGTGGTTGCTGAAAAATCAAAAGAAATATAGAGATGCAAACGGGAAAGGCACTATGTTGCTTTTGAAGATTCAGCTGATTGAATATCACTCAAAGTACACAGAAGCTAGATATATTCCGTCTTACGCGTATCAAACGTTTTGTGAAATATACGAAGCGTATCATGCGCTTGGAGGAAACGGGCTGGGAACGAAAATGAAAGAAGAAATTGACGAACTTCACATTAGGAAAAAGTCGAGTGGAGGTGAGAATTAATGGATATTTCAACAATGGGAACAGTAGTTGCTATCGTAGTCATCACATACCTGATTGGACTTGGTGCAAAACTGTGTCCAAAGATCAAAGACAATGTGATTCCGGTGATCGTAGGAGTTGCAGGTGGAATCCTTGGTGCGGTAGGAATGTATGTCATTCCTGATTTTCCGGCACAGGATATTATGAACGCAGTAGCTGTCGGTATCGTATCTGGATTAGCCAGCACAGGTGCGGATCAGGTTGTAAAACAGACCAAAAAGGCAAAAGAAGAATGATCGCGCTGCAAGCGAACAAACAGAGTATGAAATACCTGATTCCAGGAAAGTCGGAACCTGTTTATGAAACGGACGATGATGGAAATATCAAATACATTATCGTAGACGGAAGACAGGAGCCGATTGTGACAGGAGAGTATCGAACTGACGGTGAAATCGTTGACTTTCGAGCAAACATCAATTCTACTCTGACAGAAGCATTTATCCGTGCATTCGGCGTAGATGATTCGTCAGACAAAGCAACGATTGTGAGTACAAAGAATTTTCTTCCATTAAGAGTTGGAATGAGGATCTGGAAAGATTCAGAAGTTTTGTATAAGAACGAAACAGTAGATGCGGATTCAGCTGATTACGAGGTAATTGGTGTGAACACAGAAGCATTGAATGAGGATTGTTTCTTACTAAAAAAACTTTTGCACAATGGGGGTGACTGACTGTGAAAAAGATATCTTTTGGATTGTCTGTAAAAAGCATTCAAAACGCTATCGAAGAAATTGAAGATTATCAGAGATCTTTCAATAAAAAAGTGGAGGAATTCGTCACCGAACTTTCCAAGTACGGAAGAATCGTAGCTATGGAAAAAGTACAGGAATCTCCACTTGGAAAGACAGTCACCCTGCGATGTGAAACTGCGCCGGAAGAAATGGGGTGCAAAGCCATCCTGATTGCTACGGGAGAATTAAAACAGGCAGAAGAACACGAACCATTTTCAACATTGCTGGCAATCGAATTTGGAGCAGGTATTTTTCACAACAAAGTACCGAATCCAAAAGTAAACGAAATGGGATACGGTGTCGGAACATTCCCGGGGCAGGTTCATGCGTTTGAGGATGGATGGTATTACCTCGGAGACGATGATAAATGGCACTATACGCACGGTGTTAAAGCAACAATGCCAATGTATAATGCAAGTGTAGAAATGGCGAAAAACGCCAAAAGAATTGCGAGAGAGGTGTTTGGAAATGGATAATTCGTGGGTTTTTGACTTAGAAACGCGGATTTTCTCTATTGTCAGTTCGAAAGTGAGTAGAAAGTTGAAAGAGAAATATCCAAACATCTTTTTCACAACAACTTCAAGTCCGAAAGATGTTACCACAAAGTTTCCTACCGTGTACATCCATGAGATGCCGGGTTCAGAATCTGGAATCACAAAGGAAAGGGATAAAATCAACGGAATCTCGTATGCAATGCAGATTGAAGTGACAACAAATGTTTCACAAAAAGAAGCAAAAACGGTACTGAAAGAGGTCGCATTTGCTTTTAAAGAAATGGGATTTGAAATCAACAGTTTCCCAGAAGCAAGTAACGGAACTTCTTATTACCGTAGCATCATGCGTGTAAAAAGGAACATAGGATCAAAAGATGTACTGTAGACAGAGCCTTAAGGCTCTTTTTTTATTTGCCAAAATGGCAGAAAGATAGGTGAAAACATGGCTATTACAAGTTATAAATCAAGGGTAATCTACAAAGAAATGACAGAAACTGACCCTACAAAAGCGGATTTCGCAGGTACTTATAACCTTCTGTGTGCTGCTAAAAGTATTCCGGCACCGGTATCAGCCCCAAACACGGTAGAATCCACCACACTGGAAGACGATGCGCAGACATTTAAGAAAGGTGTCAAAACATCTGACTCCAAAGAGTTCACCGGAAACCTGGAAAAAGAGTATCTGGATAACATCGATAATCTTGGTGATAAGAGTCTGTGTATTATGCAGCTGTATGGAAACGACGGAATCGGTGGTGAAGCAAAGTATGCTTATGTCGGACAGGCTTCTGCTACACCGAACGATATCGGCGGAGTTGACGAAATCGTAGAAATGGGTGTAACACTGATACCGAACACGGTAGCAAAGAAAGTTACAGACAACTACACTATCGTGGATAATAAAGACGGAACATTTGCAGTAACAAAAAAATCGTAAGTCTCCAGAGTGAGTCAGCGACTACTGGGGACTATGTCTACAATTACGCTGGCGATTAGAGAAAAGGAAAAGGGCGGTCTTCGGATCGCCCTTCCCGTATTTTACGGAAAGGGAAGGAATAAATGAGAAGAATCGTTATTAATGGAAGAGAATACACAGCAAAACCGTTTGACTTTAACATGATCTGCGATCTGGAAGATCTTGGAGTATCTATCGAAGATATTGAGAGAAAGCCAGTATCTATCGTAAGAGCATATGCAGGAATTTGCATGGGAAAATCCGCAAAAGAAAGCGGTATCGAGATTCAGGAGCATCTGTTAAACGGCGGCAGCTTTGACGATATCATGAAAGTTATCAGCAAAGAAATGGAAGAATCTGATTTTTTTCGCAACCTCGGGAAGGACAAGAAGGAGAAAACTCCAACGTATCCGGGCAAAAAGAGACAGAAAAATTATCACCAGAACAACCGGTACAATGGAAACAGAAATACCGGACGCACCGGGAATATTACACCAATGAATGGTTCCCGGAAGCGAGACGACTGGGAATAAGCTGGGAAGAATTCTGGAAAATGAACCCACGGATTTTGAATGCAGTACAAAAAGGCTATCAGAAGTCCATGGAAGATCACGACCGCATGAATTGGATGGCTGGACAATACCAAATGTCGGCTGTTTTGACAGCTTTAGATAAGGCTTTGAATGGAAAAAAATCAAAGGCGGAATATTTAAAGAAACCACTTTTTGAACTAATTTCCGATGAATCAAAGAGTAATACGGAAGAAAATGAAGATTTGGCAATGCGTCTGGAGATTCAAAAGATGGAACAGTGGATTGCAAATGACAGAAGAAGAGGTCTTCCGGAAACGAAAATATAAAGGCGGTGAGAACATATGTCTGATGAAATGGACACCCTTGAACTGCAGATAGAAGCCAAAGCGAAAGGTGCGAATGCATCTTTAACCGGTCTTGTGAAACGACTTGGCAAAGTATCTGATGCATTAACAAAAGTACAGGCATTGACCGCCGGTTTTGATAAGATCACAAATCTCGATTTTGGCGAAATAGAGGCTTATCGGACGGAACTCAGGGAATTTACCAAAGAGTTAAAAAACATCGGAAATAAGCCGGTAAAACCGCGTGTAGACAGGTCAGATTTAAAGTATACCTATAAAACACTGGACGAGATAAAGGAAAAGTTCAAAGATGTTGGAAAAAATTTAGATTTTTCAGGACTCGGACAAACTGAACTTGATACGAAAATCAAACAGACAAAGAAAAAACTTTCAGGACTAAAAGACAGACTGCAAGAAAAACTGGATACGGAGAATGTAGACACCTACGGAAAAGCGTATGTCAATCTGGTTTATAAAATCCAGAAAGCGGAAAACGAACTGAAAGCACTGAAACAGGTAAGTACACCATTCGACCCTACTTCTTTGAAAAATATGAAGATTCAGAGAGGAGATACAGGGGAAAATACAGTCAATCCTGTTGCAGCAGAAACAACTTCGACTTCCAGTACAAATGTTCAGAAGATTGCAGAATCGGCAAAAGTGGCATCAGAAGAGGTAAGAAAACTCGGCCAAGAGTTGAATAATGTTTCGACTTCTGAAAATGTTTCAAAACCAGCATCTGGATTCGAGGAATTGAAAAGTGAAATTATACGGACAAAAGAAGCGATAGCAACTCTTGGAAATATTCCGTCTCAGGTAAAAGAAATTCCTGGAAAGATAAAGGAAATCTTTGGAAATCTAAAGATGAAAATTCAGGAATCGTCTGGTGTTAAGATGCAACCGCCGGATTCCAGTGAGATTGAAACTACTCTGAAAAGAATTCAGAGTGAGATAGCGATCACCAAAGAAGCTATTAGGCAGGCTTTTTCAGCTGGAGATCTTGCAGGAGTGGAGGAATTATCTGCAGGTCTGAAAGAGCTGGAAAAATCACAGCGAGCATACACAAAGCTGAAAGAGTCAGTTTACGGTGCAGCGCAGAGCGGAAATGCGGTTACAAGGGCATTTCAGGCGATTGGAAGCATCGGAAGCAAAGCCAACAATCTTGCCAAAGGATTCGATAAGGTACAGAAATCTGTTGCTAACGCAAGAAAGATGGCAAGTAAAGCTATTCATCCGTTTAGAACTTTAAAAGAATTGATGGGCGGAGTAAGCAGCGGTGGTAATGGAATGGGACTTGGACGGATGATTGGATCATCTATCCTGTTTTCTAGCATTTTCGGTGCAATCAGCCAGATAAAACAGGCTGTCAAAGAGGGTTCAGATAACCTTGTTCAATACAGCGACACCTACAATAAAAGTATTTCTGGTATGGTTTCGTCTTTACTGTACCTGAAAAATGCATGGGCAGCCGCTTTCGCTCCAATCATAAACGTAGTCGCACCGTACGTGTCTGCATTTATCGATATGATGGCTCGGGCACTGAACAGTGTTGGTCAGTTTATGGCGGCACTTACTGGAAAAGGCTTTGTCGTACAGGCGAAAAAGGCTTGGAAAGACTATGGTGCATCCATCGCTGATACAAGCAAAAATGCATCGAAAGGACTGAACAATACTAACGATGCTGCGAAAAAGCTGAAAAAGACTATTTTCGGTTTCGATGAACTGAATGTGCTGACATCTAATGACGATACCGGTTCAAACGGTGGTAGCGGATCTGGAAGTGGAAGCGGTGGTGGATATACCGGTCCGTCCCCGTCAGATATGTTCGAGACTATAAAAGTCCCGGATTCCATGAAAGATCTGGCGGACAAGTTCAAGGAAGCACTTGCAAAATCCGATTTTACAGATATCGGGCGCATGATAAGCGACAAGCTGAGTAATGCGTTAGAGAGTATCCAGTGGAATAAGGTTTACCGTCACGCTGAGAACTTCGGGAAAGACATTGCTACTTTTCTGAACGGCTTGATTACACCACGATTGTTCTATGATCTTGGAAAAACGCTTGCAAATTCCATCAACACTGCGCTCCATTCGGCAAACGCATTTGCAATCAATTTTGACTGGAAAAATCTAGGAACATCTCTTGCGAAGAGTTTAAAAGGTTTTATTGAAAACTGGGATGCAAAGCTGACAGCACAGACTTTTAGTAATTTAGTAAAAGGGATTATTAATGGCATTACAGCGTTTGTAAATACGCTGAGAAGTGACGAGGTTTTTGCTACAGTCGCAAAGAAAATAGTTGACCTTATCTGCAACGTAGACTGGCTTGGTTTAGGTTGGGATTTACTTGGACTTTTTACAGCACTTGCCAGAGCTACCCTTGAAATGCCGGTACAGATCATAAAGGGCATTGCGGAAGGGATAGCAGAAAATATATTCGGTGTTAAATCAGTTGAAGAACTCAAGAAGAAAGCGTGGGATTATGTCCTTAAAGGGGCAGCTGCGCTGAATGACAAGTTTACAGAGTGGTACGATGCCGCAGGAAATCTAATCAGTGGATTTTTCAAAGGAATTGGCGATGCGGTAAAAAATATCAAGGAATGGATTAAGGAATATGTCGTAGATCCTTTCGTAAAAGGCTTCAAGGCACTTTTTGGGATAAATTCTCCATCAACAGTGATGGCAGAAATTGGTCAGTGGATTCTTCCGGGATTCCTGAACGGTGTCAAAGAAAAGGTTACAGACGTAATTAACTGGTTCGGAAGTCTTCCTGGCAAAATCAAAGATGCTCTCGGCAATGCAAAAGACTGGTTGATTGAAAAAGGTAAGGGAGCTATCGAGGGAATTAAAAATGGTTGGGAATCTGTAAAAGATAGCAACTTCTTACAAAACGCAAGAAAGCTGAAAGACGAAGCGTTTACAGCTGTAGGTGATGTAGCTGGAAAAGTAAAACAGAAAGGTATCGACCTGATTTCCGGTATCAAGTCCGGTTACGAAAACAGCAAACAATCTGGGTTACTATCTAAAGTAGAAAATCTGAAAAACGAAGCATTTTCCGCAGTTGGTGATGTTGCAAACAAAGTAAGATCGAAAGGTTCTGACTTAATCAGTGGAATCAGAAACGGGTATGAAAACAGCAAACAAAGTGGTCTGCTTTCTAAAGTATCTAATCTGAAAAATGAAGTTTTCTCATATGTTGGCAACGTGGCTGATAGAGTAAAATCCAAAGGTTCAGATATTGTTTCCGGTATCAAATCTGGATATGAAAACAATAAATGGTCTATCCGAAGTGCTGTATCAGGAATTCCAAACCTGATTAGCAGCGGAATCGGAAGTTTGTATAACATTGGAAAAAATGCTATTGCATCATTTGCCAACGGATTCTCTTCTATTCACATTCCGATGCCACATATCGGATGGAACTGGAATCGATTTGATATTGGGAATTTCAGTTTTAGTGTTCCATCATTCAACCTGAGATGGTACGAAAAAGGTGGATTCCCAAACATGGGTGAAATGTTCATCGCTGGCGAAAAAGGTCCAGAGATGGTCGGACAGATCGGAAAGAAAAATGCGGTTGCCAACAATACACAGATTACAACAGCAATCAAAGAAGCGGTTGTTGAAGGTATGATGCAAGTTGCTATGGCTACCAGTACGGAACAGTCCGATGATCTTCCATATATCATCCATGTGGAAGTGAAAACACAGGACAATGAGGTTCTGGCGCAGGCAGTTGAAAAAGGAAAGGCAAGCAGGGACAGTAGAATGAATCCTAGTCCTGCTTTTTGATAAGGAGGCCATATGCCGAGAAATAATATGATGATGGTGGACATGGTAAAAATCAAATCCCCGTCCTCTTTAACGTGGGGACAACAGGATATATCTGCTTCTGATGCCGGAAGAACCGATGATACGATCATGCACAAGAACCGTGTCGGACAGAAAGTCACATTAAAGCTGGCATGGAACGGTATGGATCCTGACGAAACCAGTACGATTCTGAAAGCGTTCGATCCAGAATATTTCCATGTGACGTATCACGATCCTAAAGAGAACAAAGTGGTTACAAAAGAGTTTTATTCCGGTGACAAAGAAGCAAAGTATTACTGTTGGACAGTAGGAAACAAGTTGTTTGAAAGTATTTCATTTAACATCATAGAAAGGTAGCACCATGAGAAAAGTTACATCTGATTTCAAAAATCAAATTGAAAGAGATAATAGAAATTACTATGAGTGGGTGGATATTACTTTAAAGGATGGAACTGTACTCAACCTGACGAATAAGAATATCTGGAATTCCGGTATAAAAATCGAAGATGCGGTTTCGGATACTTCTGAATTCCAGATAGGAACAGCGATAATCAACAAAGCTACCGTGACGTTGAATAACCTGTACGATGATTTTACAGATTATGATTTTGACGAAGCAAAAATTGTAATCTATATAGGATATAACATAGACAACACTATTCTCTATAGAGTTCTGCAGGATACCACAGGAAAAAATATTCTGGATACCACAGGAAACGAAATAGCAACGCTTGTCAACGGATCCATCGTTGAAAAGGTAAAAATGTTTACCGGAACCGTTGTTAATTCGCCGTACCAGAATAGTTCTCTGATAACGCTGACCTGCGAAGACAATATGCTTCTATTCGATCGTGATTATTCAGAAAGTAAGCTGATTTACCCGGCAACACGCGCTCAGATTCTCAGAGATGCTTGTGAAATGTGTGGCGTTAGCTTAGAAACACTTACTTTTGACAACTCAGATTATATCGTAAACACAAGACCGTCTGATGAAAAGCTGACTTTCCGGCAGGTAATCGCATGGACGGCACAACTTGGCGGTCAGTTCTTACGGTGTAATTCTGATGGAAAACTGTTCTGTGGATGGTATGATTTGAAAAACTATGAAGCAGATACGGTAAATGAAGAATACTTTGACATAATCGCTTCAAACAGTTCTGTTACCGTGAACAGTGAAGATGTAATCATTACCGGAATACAGGTAACGGCATATCAAGAGAATCAGAGCGAAGAGGAAGCAGCTGACACATCTTTGTATGGAAAAACAGGTTATGTTATTGCGATTGCTGATAACAAACTGATTGAAAAAGGAACAGCCAGTACTGTAGCAGCTATGATCGGCGAACGAGTGACAGGTATGCGGTTTCGACCGTTTTCAGCCAGTACACTGAATAATCCGACATATGAAGCAGGAGACATCTGCATCATAAAAGACAGAAAAGGTGTTTCTTACAAGTCTTTCCTTACTTCCAGTACATTTCAAGTTGGAAAGTATCATACGGTACAGTGTGGGGCGAAAAGCGCAGCTAAAAACAGCTCCAAACAATATTCGGTATTCTCTCAAGCGCAGGTTGAAAACAGAAAAAATTTCCAACGTGAGAAAAAGGAAAGAGAAAAAGCGGTAGAGGAATTTAACAAAGCATTGGACAGTGCATCTGGTATGTATCCTACCGAAGTGAAGCAGGAAGACGGAAGCACAATCCTGTATGTTCACGATAAAAAAACACTGAAAGACTCAAAAAACGTTTTCAAAATAACGAGCGATGCAGTCGGATTCTCTACGGACGGTGGAAAAACTTATCCGTTTGGATTTACGCTTGATGGAGATTTTCTTACAAGAATACTGTACGCTATAGGAATTAATGCGGATTATATCAACACCGGCGCGATCACAGTAAAAGATTCGGACGGAAATATAATTTTCCAGGCAGACATTGCAAACAAGCGTGTCATCATATCTGGCGATTATGTGCAAATCGGTGGGAAGACAGCTACCGATGCAATCAACTCTGCGAACAGCACAGCCAGTAACGCACTGACAGCGGCGCAAAATGCCCGCAATATGACTTTACAGCTGTCTAACGACTATTATTCTGTCAACGTAGATTCAAACGGAAAATACAGTGAATTTCCAACGGACGTGACCACGAAAGCGCAAGTCATGTATGGCGCAAACGACATCACATCAGAATGTGCGTTCTCGATTACAAAGTCTGATAACATTTCCGGGACGTGGGACAGCGCAAAGCATCAGTATACGGTTACTGCTTTAACAGCTGATACAGGATGGGTAAATATTCAGGCAACATATCTGAGTAAACTGACTGTCACCAAACAGTTCACGGTTGCAAAATTGTATGCTGGTGCTGCAGGTAAAAAGGGAGAGCCGGGAACGCCCGGAAGAACATATTTCATTGAACTTTCCTCAAGAGTTTTGAAACGTAGCAAAGACAACACGATTGCACCGAATTTCTTCACTATCAAAGGATTTTATCGTGATGGAAATTCAACTACAAGAGTGGCGTACAACGGTCGATTCACCATCGAAGAAACAAACGATGGAAATACATGGAAACGAGTATACACATCATCGGCAGATGAGTCTTCTGTCACCCATTCACTATATACTGCCATTGCAACTGGTACAGGAACGAACAGCGTAATCGGTGACGGAAAAGGAAACGCAATCGGATTTCCTAGAGATACCATAGCGGTACGATGCACGATGTATGCTTCTGGTGGCACTACCACAACGCTTGACGTACAGGATTGCGCGATTCTGGTCGATGTGGATGCGTTGACACAGGAAGATGTGTTCGATGCCTTAACAGATAACGGTGCCACGAAGGGGATATATAAGGAAGGTAATCAGTTATATATCAACGCCACTTACATGCAAATTGGAAAAATAGCTTCAAAAAATAAAAGAGTATATTTCGATCTTGACAACAACGAGCTGGCATGTAGTAAAATGATCGACCGATCTACCGAAACACATACAATAGACGGCGTGAAGTACGAAAATCTACAACTTAATATGCAGGAAATCAATGCTTCCAATACAAAAACATATGGAATTTTGATGAGTAAAGAAGGAAAAGAAGACATCGGAATGTTATTTACTCCTTCTGCATCAGAGGATAAATGCAATCAAATTAGATTTGGTAAAGGAATTTTAATCGGAGAAAATAGTACTTTTGCAAGCATACAAATTAAAAATTATGCTTTTGGCACGAACAATACCAAAGTATATGATGACGATGTTACTATACACGGGTCAAATAAAAATGCGTGTTGGTTTGAAATAGGGTATGACAGAATAGGGATGTTTGAAAACGCCGGCCCTAGTATAACAATTAACAAGCAAAAAAACGTCTGGAATATTCCAAATTACAAGCCTAGGAATCCAGTAGAAATTCATGGAAATACATACTTAAGCAGCAATCTTGTTGTGTCTGGTACAAAGAATAGATGTGTTGATACCGATAATTACGGTACCAAGTTACAGTATTGTTATGAAATGTCTTCACCATATTTTGGAGATATTGGCTCAGGTGTACTCGATGAAACTGGAGAGTGTTACGTGAATATTGATAATATATTTTCTGAAACAATTTGTCTAAATTTCGAATACCATGTATTTTTACAAAAGGAAGGAAGCGGAGATATATGGGTAGAGGAAAAACAAAATATGTTTTTTGTTGTAAAAGGTACACCAGGTTTGAGATTTTCTTGGGAAATAAAAGCAAAACAGAAAGACTACGAAACGGAACGGTTAGAAGATAAAGACGGGTACCCAACTATTGTTGATTCTGATTATGAAAATGATGGATTTGAAGAGATTGAAAATTACATAAAGAGTCAGGAGGAATACACATTATGAAAAAAGTAACATCTTTCACACACTTAATCACTGGAGAAGGAGACAGAATTGCATTTACGTATTCTGAGATGGATGAATACGGAACAATCACCAGTCAGAATAACAGAAAAAGCTTTGTAATTACGGACATGGAAATTGCAGGTCACGCAACAGCAATCAGGGATTATATTCAAAAAACATTCCTTGAAGAAAAGTGAGGTAACAAAATATGAGCATGTTAAGTGTCTTAATCAAAGACCTTGTGGAGAAAACAACACTTGAAGATGGTACATATCTAGTTGCCGGAACCACGGATGCGAACAAGATTACATTCATGAATCTTGTAAATGCGATTAAAAAGAAACTTGGCGCGGCTGCGCAGAAGAGTGTAGCGAACAATCTAACAACAGCAGCGGCGGGAACTTCAGTGCTCGATGCGTATCAAGGGAAATTACTGAGCGATAAGATAGATTCACTAAACTCCACTTTACAGAAAGCGATTACATACAAATCGTACGATATCACACTACAAGAAAATGCTTACGTATCACCTTACACCTATTATACCAACTGGTATATCACGGATGGTGACATCTCAAAATATGGCATGCCGGTTTCAATTAGTATTATTGGAGCAGCGGGAATACCGACACCATGCGCAATCGTCTATGCATATGATGTTAAGAAATACAGATGCACTGCAGTAACAAATAGTCAGAAAGCAACCGCACATGTATTGTTTCTCAAATTTTAATTTCGCCAAATAGGTGTAAAAATGTTGTAATTAAGAGTTTCTAATAAATAACCATTGATACGTAACACTTACGTTGAAGACGAGAAAGCGAAGGAGGACTAATCATGGCAATCACATGGAAAGATTATCTGGAAAAATCGAAGCCTGACGACACAGACGAACTGATGGCACTGGACACCACGGCGAGTGCAAATAAGAGAGTAAAATTCTCAGGAATCTGGGACTAGATCGTGGACAAACTGACAACGGCGGTTATGTCAAAATTGGAGACACAGAACAAGACTCTGATAGGGGCAGTTAATGAATTAAATAGTAACCGGCTTGTAACTGGCATAAGCACTAAGAAAAACAACGCTGATAGCTATAGCATCTACGCAACAATGTCGGATGGCTCGATCGTATATTTCAGCTTCAGAAAAAACGGTTGCTATCTGAGCAAATTGAAAGCCAATGGGGAATGGGGAAAGGAATTTACAATCTACGAATGGAACGAATGATTCTTCCTATTACTATTTAATGGTGAAAATGATGGGGACAGAACAACGCGGAAAATAAAGTATAATATCTATAACGAAATGCGTACACGCAAAGGAGAAGAGAATGTGATTCACTATATCTCAGATAATTGGCAACTGATAACATTCGTTGCCACATGCATGATCTACCTCGGAAGACAGGTTACGGCAACCAGAAAAGGCATCCGAGCATTGCTCAGGGCTGACCTTATCCGGCTGTACAACAAATACCATGATGATCTGGGTTACTGCCCGATCTACGTGAAACAGAGTCTCGAGGAATAATACAAAGGGTACCACGCACTGAAAGGCAACGGCGTTGGAACAAACATGTACAAGGCACTAATGGCACTACCGACAGTAGAACACCAGAAAGGAGAACAGTCATGAGAGATTGGAAAAAATGGGTGAAACTTGCAGGAGTTAGAGCAACCAAGACCATGGCACAGACAGCGGTTGCAATGCTTCCGGCAGCGGCGACTATCACAGCTGTGGACTGGAAAGTGGTCGCAGGAACGGCGGCACTGGCAGGGGTTTTCTCACTGTTGACATCGTTAGCAGGAATGCCGGAAGAAAACAAAAACGAGTAAAGGGAGAGCATCGGCTCTCCTTTTTGAGTACGGAAAGGAGAAATTATGGCAAAAGTAATTTTTAACGATTGGATTCGTGTAGCGTATCAGGAATACAGAAAAGCCGGTATGACACCGGAGGGTGCAGCTGGTATGCTAGGAAACCAGTATCCGGAATCGGCTGGATTTCTGGCGAACCGATTGGAGTTCTTTTGCGTGAAACGATATAAGCAAAAAGGGAAAGTGTACACAGATGACAGTTATACACAGGCTGTGGACTCTGGCAAGATTTCCCGGGCAGAATTCCTTTCCCCGATGGGAAAACACTACGGCTACGGATTATCCCAGTGGACAACCTCTGATCGCAAAGCTGGGCTGTATGATCTGGCAAAGAAAAAAGGCGTGTCTATCGGAGATCCGGCTATGCAGATTGAGTACACGGTATCGGAACTGAAAAAGAAGTTTCCGACTACATTCAAATATCTGTGTTCGATAACTGACACAAAAAAAGCATCTGACTATGTTTTGGAACACTATGAATCTCCAAAAAACTGGCAAAATCTTAGCACAACCAGAGCGGATTACGCAAAACAGATTTTTGACAAGATGCAATCAATCGGAAAGGACAAGATCATGGGAATTAATAATATCATCGCAAAAGAACGGGAATACGGCAATATTCCATACATGGAAACCGGAAAGAACCACCAGAAATTCTCGGATATCGTAAACAATGTCGGTCTGGCAGGATGCCAGGATCAGCCGTGGTGTGCTACCTATCAGTTTGCTATGGAAGTGGAAGAGTTTGGAAAAGCGGCAGCACTGAAACACTGGAATATGACAGAAAAGAACTACTGCGGATACAGCTGTTTTTCAACAGAAGCCATGTTCCGGGCGGCTGGAAAACTGGGAAGCACTCCAAAAATTGGTGCGTTGGTAATCTTCCGTCAGTCTCACATGGGAAGAGTACTCAGTATAAACAGCAAAAACAAGACCTTCGAGTGTGGCGAGGGTAACACCAGTAACAAAAAATATGAAAGGAACGGCGATTCTTGCGCTGTCAAGACTTATTCTTGGACAGATAGAAAAATCAAATCTTTCTGTTATATTGACTATGGAACTGAAAAAGAAACCGAACCGGCTCAGCCAACATTGAAACCGGTGACGAAACCGGACACTCCCGTGAAAACTCTTGGAAATGTCGGAAAAGGTCAAAAGTGGCTGAACACTAACTACGGAAGTACTCTGAAAAAATACATGAAAGAACTTCTGGATGTGGATGACAGCTTCGGGAAAAAGAGCAGAGCTGCAGCTGTGTGTGTATGGAAAGACCTGTGTAACCGTAAATACAAAACAAAGCTGGATCCGTCAAACAGTAACTTCCTGTCTTCCTGCAAGAAAGCGGCAAAAAAGGTAGTTATAAAAAAAGGAGCATCCGGCACGTTCGTATACCTGATCGAATTCATCTTGGCAGCGAAAGGCTACTATACCGGAGCGATGGATGCCAGCTTCGGATCCGGTCTGCAGGCTGCGGTCAAGGCGTTTCAGAAAGCAGTCAGCTTAAAAGCTGACGGTGTGGTAGGAGCTGAGACTTGGTACAAGTTGTTCAATTAATGTAAAAAGAAAAGAGGACGATGTTCCAGGCACCGTCCTCTTAAAAGGGGAATTAATCCTTGATCGAATTAACCGCACTTATCATATCATAAAATCGTATATTATACAAATCTTATTTTCTTTTTGTAGTTCCTACCATAGTATATCCATTTTGTTTACCGGAAGCTGCGGTTTTTCCTCTTTCAAGAGCAGCGGAAAGGGAATTTATATCCGGTGCAATCTGCCCAGTTCCTACCAACTCCCCTCGTTCATGTTCCATGAGGTAGTTGTCAAGAACCAACCGGCAGACATTTACTCTTGATTTCATCGTACAATGATTGTGTGCCGTCAGCATGTTTAACTGTTCATGCCATGAAGAACCAGTATTTCCAAACATACAGTAGGCTAGTTGAAGAAAATCTCTTTTGGAAAACTGAGTGTTAATATACATGGTAATGCATTTCTTGACCGTGTCCAGATCAGATTTATCAATTGCCATGGTAAAATCCTTATATTTGTATTCTAATATGTAACTATCCATATTTAATCCTAATGTATCAAACCACTTTTCTAATGTTCGGTATCCTGGTTCACTGATGCCGGATTCCCAGTTTTGAATGGTATTTACGGACTTATGTAATGCCTGAGCCATATAACGTTGCGTTTTTCCAGCATCATTTCTCGACTTTGCCAGCATATTCCCGAAAATTTGCGACTTTTCCGCTTCTGATAACATAGAAAATTCCCCCTTTTTACCAAAAACAGACTGAAAAAATTATGTGTGTAATCAACAAAATTTCACCAAATACATATTTGAAATACAGATGTATAATATCTACATCATTAAAAGATGGAGGTAGACAATATGCAGGAGTACTTGACACAGACGATAAGAGATTTCTTTAAATTACGCCCGATAATTGGTGAGAAAGAGTACACTATTCAGATTAGTGCATATCTCCAAACTTTTATACCTAGAGATAAAAATAGTGAATTTAACATTATTCCATTGCAAATGTACCAAAGTGCAACAGAACTGGCAAGAGATATCTGCAAAGTTCTTGAAAAAACGTTCGACAAACCGGAACAAAACCGGAAAGAAACAGTATAGTATTGACAAAATAGAACACACGTTCTATAATTTTTGTATCGCTACTGAGTGTCGTGCTGGATTTTGGGAGGGATTTGTGTGGATGAGAACAGTCAAAAATTAAAGTTGCAGCTGATTGATATGATTGATAAAATTGAAAATGCAGGTACTATTACATACCTGCATACATTCATAAAACTTTTTTTAGAGAAATGGGGGTAACACCTCATTTCTTTTTTCTTGCTAAAAGAGAATCAATAAAACCTATAACGATTTCTTTTTCATTATCATCCAGCAAAGAATATTTGTAATAGATGTCAAAATCGCTTTCGGCAGCGGAAATGGTATCTTTCCTCATCGGGGAAACATCGAATCCCATGAGCCATGCCTCAGTAACACCAAGTGCCATTCCTAAAATAACAAGTTTTTCTTGACTTGGTTCGACTTTTCCAGATACATATTGACTAATGTCTGATTTGTTCATTTTTACGTTGTACTTAGAACAAAACGGCAACGACTTATTCAATATATCGACCTGTTTTAAGTTCCGCTTTTGCATGATTTCTTTTAATCTGTCTGCTGTACTGCAACACTTCATTTCTTTTCCTCCTTTCAAGTAAGAATATACCACAATTTGAACAAAAGTTCAACAGTTAAAACATAAAAATTCAAAAATTTTAACTTTTTATATTGACAAATGATATTCACGGATATATACTACAAGTAGTTCAAAGATTTGAACTTACAAAACAGAAAGGAGTGAAAATATGGCTTTTGATTATAGTAAGTTAAGAGGAAAAATCGTGGAAAAATTTGGAACGCAAACCGAGTTCTCTAAAGCTATGAATCTGTCTGAGCGTACAATGTCGTTAAAACTTAATGGTGGACGAGCATGGAAACAGGACGAGATTTGCAGAGCGGTAGGATTGCTCGAACTTTCAAACGAAGATATCCAGGATTATTTTTTTACTCTTAAAGTTCAAAACATTTAACTTTATAAAAACATGAAAGGAGAATATATGGATGAATTGCTCAAAGTGAGCTACGAATCTGACGAGCCGAGGATATCAGCGAGAGAGTTATATAAAAATTTGGGAATCAGTAAAAGATTCTCTGCGTGGTTCGAAAGCAACTCACAAGGGTTTGCCGAAAAAGAAGATTACACCAGCGTACTCATAAGTACGGAGGTTCAAAACAATGGTGGAATTCAGAAAAGGGAACTACAAGATTACTCATTGACTGTAGATATGGCGAAACACATCTGTTTAATGAGTAGGACGGAAAAAGGAAAACAGTGTAGGCAATACCTGATTGATTTGGAAAAAGCCTGGAACACACCAGAACAGGTGATGGCAAGGGCACTGAAAATTGCCGACAAACAGATTGAAGAGCTGAAAGAGAACAATCATCTGCTCGAACAGAAGATTGAACAGGACAGACCGAAGACTATTTTCGCTGATGCCGTCTCAGCCAGTGAAACATCAATCCTGGTCGGTGACTTGGCAAAGCTGATTTGCCAGAATGGTTACCAGATCGGACAAAAACGGTTGTTTGAATGGCTGAGACAGAATGGTTATCTGATGAAATGTGGTTCGTCAAGAAACATGCCAACACAAAGATATCTTGAACAGGGATTGTTCGAGGTGAAAGAAAGCAACGTACAGAATCCAGATGGTTCTATCAGAATCACACGGACGACCAAAATCACCGGTCGTGGACAGCTGTACTTTGTGAATAAATTTTTAGGGAGGAAAGAAGAATGAGAAAATTTAAAGTTGGGGAAGAAGTAACCGTTAGAACATGGGAGGATATGGAGAAGCAGTATGGTGTGAAAAACATTGTACCAGATTTTCCGAAAAACTCATTTTTCGGATCTATTCTGAATGAAATACTTTCCATGGAGGTTATTTTAGCGCCGAAAAGATCGATACTTGATGTTATGAAACCTTTTTGTGGAAGGAAAATGAGAATCTCCGCTAATCCGGAACCGAATATTTACAAGTTGGATGGGGTAGAAACTTTCCAATGGCCAGCAGATGCATTTGAAGAATTTTGGAAAGATGAAGAAGAACCGGAAAGCACGGAAGCAGAAAAAGAGAAAGTGGATATGCCGAAGCTGGAAAACGGTATGGTGGTTGAACTAAGGAACGGAACAAGATTTTTGGTCGCTGAATTCTCCGGGAAACAATTTTTGCTTTCTGATAAAAATTGGTGTCACCTTGATGATATGGATTTTGAAACAGGAAAAAGCGGTTTTCATCCAATATTAGATATTGTAAAAGTAATCAAACCGTATTGCATTAGTTCCTTGAAACTTTTAAAACAATCTGATCATGTCATCTGGGAGGCTGAATGAGTCCGGGGAAACGGCTGACACTAGAGCAAAAGAAATGCGTGTCAGCACATTACCTGAACGCAAAAGAGTGGATGTTGAAAGAAGAGACAGAGTTCTATTTGAAAATCATCCACAAAATCACTGGATACGTAAAGATTATAGATAAATTCAGGAGGTAACATGAGAGGATTAAATGCAGATCAGAAAATGATCGTTTCCACAGCAAATATGAATCCTGAAGAATGGAGAGCAGTTCATCAGGATGCATTGTATCTCCATTTAATAAGAAGAGATGGCACGAAAAGAGCCATTCTGACAAATAAAGGGGAGGTTGTGGCACTTGTATGAATTAGACAACGACTGGGGATCGGATGACGAAGAAGAAAGAATCTACTGCGATAGCTGCGGTGAAGAAATCCACCACGGGAATGTATATTACGAGATCAACAACGAAAAGTTGTGTCCAGAGTGTATGAGAGATGAATATAGGAGGTTGGCTTAAATGGCACAAATCATAATGGTATTCGGTAAACTGGAAATTCCATACGGAACGTACAGATTTAGTACTGATGCAGAAAAAAACAGGGTCAATGAACTGGCAATAAAAATCGGTGAGGAAAGAGAGTGCCAGACATTTGTAAGGGAGTTGTGATATGGCAGGAGTAAAGATACCACAAAGTGAGTACCGGTCCCATCCAGCAATCAGCAAATCAGACCTGTTCAAGATCACGAAATCGCCATTGCATTTTAAATGGGCGATGGAAAATAGAGAACGTGAAACACCTTCACTGATTTTTGGAAGAGCGTGTCATAAGTACGTTCTTGAAAAAGAAAGTTTTTACAAAGAGTTCGTTGTAATGCCGGATATCAATCGGCGAACGAAAGCCGGAAAAGAAGAATACGAAGCGTTCTTGTCAGAAAACGCCGGAAAAGATGTGATCTCAAAGGATGAATTTGAAAAAATTATGATAACGGCAGCAGTTGTTCACGAAAACAAGTTCGCCGACAGGTTATTACAGGGAGAACACGAAATCTCTTTCTTTTGGACAGATGAAGCAACGGGAGAAGAGTGTAAATGCCGTCCAGACGATATCGTAGTGATCGGAGATCAACACATCTTAGTTGATTACAAGACCACCGACAATGCAGAAACAGAAGCATTCCGGTCATCAGCAATTAAGTATGGATATGACTTACAGGCAGGCATGTACCTTGAGGGGTACAAAGCAAACACCGGTCAGGATGCAATTTTCCTGTTTATCGCACAGGAAAAGAAAGAGCCGTATGCAATCAATATTTTGCAAGCGGACGAATTCATGGTGAAAGAGGGAAAACAGTTATTCCATGACCTGATGGACATTTACCATGAGTGCAAGGTAACAGACAACTGGTACGGCTACATGGGTGAATCTGGAGATATTCAGAATCTCGGATTGCCGAAGTGGTTACAGAAAGAATTTGAGTAGGAGGAAAGAAAATGGCAAATGATGTTGTTGAGGCCAACAAAATGGCTCCGGTATTTAAGGAAATCAATCAGGGAACAGTGGCTATCGAATCCAGCCGGGCAATTACAGAAGCACAGGGAAAACTTCTGTTAGCAAAACAGTTCCCGAGAGATTATACACATGCTTACGCAAAAGCAATGGAAGCGTGTCAGAGAAAGGGTTTTGCTGAGAAAGCATTTTACTCATTTCCAAGAGGAAAAGAAACGGTTACAGGAGTGACTATTCGCTTTGCTGAAGTTTTAGCAGCTTGCTATGGAAATGTGGATTACGGTATCAAGGAGTTATCCCATGAAGAAGGGAGATCTGAAATGCAGGCTTATGCATGGGATCTGGAAACAAACACGGTTTCGAGTCAGAATTTTACGGTTGAACACGTGAGAGAGACTAAGTTCGGAAATAATAAGCTAACTTCGCAAAGAGACATTTACGAAAAAACAGCAAATGATGGAGCAAGAAGAATGAGAAGTCGGATATTGGCGATTCTTCCACCGGATATGATTGAGGACTGCATCGCTGAATGTAAAAAAACTCTTTCTGGTGGAAATTCTGTGCCACTTGCGGACCGTATCAAGCAGCTGGTGGTCTACTTCCAGAAGAAAGGTGTCACTCAGGAGATGCTTGAAAAACGTCTGAATCACAAGGTAGAAGCAATGTCACCGGAAGAAGTTTCTGATTACATTGGCATCTATAACGGTATCAATCAGAAAGAAACCACCGTGTCTGACTGGTTTGAGCAGCCGAAGACAGCGAGCCAGATTTCCGAACTGATGAAAGCTGAGGAAGAAGAGAAAGAAAAAGGTGATAAGAAGTGAAATACCATGTGACGGTAAAAGGGTTTAAGAGCGGGTTAAATGAACTTTTGTCTGGTAAGATATACGATTACCGGACAAAGAAATATAGAAATCCGGTAAAAAACAGAAACGATGCACTGTGTGCGAAATTCATTAAGTTGAGTAAAGAGTTGAGTGGTATTCAAATCTGTAAACCTGTAATTATCCATTATGCATTTTTTGTAGAAAATAAGATGCATGATCGCATGAATACGGCATCAGCTTTTATCAAATCATTCGAGGATGCCCTGCAGAAATGTAAAGTTATCCGAAATGATGGCTATGATGATGTGTTGACTCCTACTCTTGAATTTGCGATTGATAAACAAAACCCAAGAGTAGAAGTGATAATCGAGGAGGTAGAAGAAAATGAATAAAGTTATTTTGTTAGGGCGATTAGTAAGAGAACCAGAGACAAGATACGGCGGTGCAAACGATAGCATGGCGGTATGTAGATACACACTGGCGGTTGACAAGAAATTTAAGAAAGACGGTGAAGCTACAGCGGATTTTATTAACTGCATATCGTTTGGGAAAATTGCTGAATTTGCCGAGAAATACTTCACAAAAGGTTTAAGAGTCGCTGTCTCAGGAAGAATCCAGACAGGAAGCTACACAAACAGAGATGGTCAGAAAGTCTATACCACAGATGTTGCTGTTGAGGAACATGAGATTGCACAAAGTAGATCAGAAGCAAGTAATCAGCAGGATAGTAATCGGCAGCCGGAAATTTCACCGTATGGTAAAGATAAAGACAATGGATTTATGAACATTCCGGACGGCATAGATGATGAACTTCCATTCAGTTAGGAGGCGGTTACATGGTAAAGAATATCATAATTTCCATCTTGGCAGCAGTTATCATACAGCCGTTCTGGAAATATGCGTATTTGCCAAAAGATATATTTTGCACATTCTTGATAAGTTTCTTGTGCGTATTCTTTGCTGTGGATAATTTGGAAGAATTCTTGAAAGGGGTGAACAAAATGACAGGATGGGTAAAAATTCACAGACAGATTATGGATCACTGGTTATGGAAAGAGCAACCGTACGACAAAGCAAGGGCTTTCATGGATCTTGTTCTTACTGCGAACAGAGAGGACAAAAAGAAAGTGATCGGCAACAATGTTTTTATGATCTACCGTGGAAGTTTGTTTACTACTTCAAACGAACTGGCAGAGCGTTGGGGATGGAGTCGCGGAAAGGTTCAGAGGTTTCTTGAGTTGTTGAAAAGGAACGATATGATCCAGACTTCGGTAATGCCAGAGGGAACCGTTATTTCTGTTTTGAATTATTCAAAATATCAAGGAAACGGGAGAAAGAAAAAGGAAGAGCAGCAATTCAGTGGGTGGATGGAAGCATGACGAGAGATGAGACAAAAAAAATCCTTATGGCAATACAGTCCGTTTTTCCGAATTTTCATATTGAAAATAAGACGTTTACACTAGACACATGGAACATGATCTTACAGGACTTCGGGTATTCGGATGTGGAAATGGCTTTGATCGATTACGTCAGGACGGAAACCAGGGGATTCGCCCCGTCTCCTGGACAGCTGATTGAGAAAATCAATCTAATAACTCGTCCAAAAGAACTGAATGAGCAAGAGGCGTATTCAATAGTTCAACAAGCTGTCAACAGAAGCGGGTTGAATTACATGGAAGAATTTGAAAAGCTTCCTTACTTAATACAAAAAGCTGTAGGCCGTCCAAGTCAACTGAGGGACTGGGCACTTGAAGAAAATCCGAACCATGAAGTCAGAGCATCTAATTTCATGAGAAATTACAGGACGGAAATGGAAAGGCAGAAAGAAATTCAGAAACTTCCGGATGGAATAAAAGAACTTATCCGACAGGTGAACAAAAACTCTGAATCAGAAAGACTGAAAAATACAAATAAGAGAATGATAGATAAAAGTAAAGAAGATCAAAAGGTAGTAAATTTTCTTGAAACATCTATTGATAAAACGAGAATGCCTGAAAAATTTAGAAAAAAAGTGGAGGAATTAAGAAATGGATGAAGTTGTTAGAGGATACAAAGTCTTCAATGAGGACTGGACATGCAGTCCGAATGGAAATACAAAGCAATACACTTGTCCTGGGAAATTCGAAGAAGATATAACACCGGTAAGATGCGGACGTGGGATGCACTTTTGCAGAAAAGCAGCAGACTGTTTTAATTACTATAATTTCAATCCGAAAAATAAAGTAGCAGAAGTCGTTGCGTACGGGGACGTTGTAGAAGTGAGCGATAAGTGTTGCACAAATAAGTTAGAAATCGTAAGAGAGATTCCGTGGCAGGAGCTTCTGACTATAGTAAATACCGGAAAAGATTGCACAGGACTCTGTAACACCGGGGACTGTAACACCGGGGACTGGAACACCGGGGACTGGAACAAGTCTTCTAGTAATACTGGTTGTTTTAATACAGAAAAACAGAAAATCATGTTGTTCAATAAACCGTCAGATATGACTTATAGCGAATGGTTGTGTTCAGATGCAAGATATTTACTGAATCATATACCGAAAAATGTTGTTGAATGGGTGTACGAAGAATATATGACCGATGAAGAAAAAGCAGCGCATCCAACTTATGAAACAACAGGCGGTTATCTCAGAGTGCTTGAAGAATCTGAAAGTGCACAAATTTGGTGGGACGGACTGTCGAAAACTGATAAATCCATAATAAAAGCGATACCAAATTTTGACGGTAAAATTTTTGAAGAATGCACCGGAATTAAAATCAGGGAGGTTGGCGAGTGACCGAACAGGAAAAGGAAGATCAGGAACAAATCGAGTACCTGAGACAGTGGAAAGAAAAGAGGGAGAAGAAGCGTGAATACAGACGAAAAAATAGGTTATATGATCGGTTGTTTGCAAGTCGCAAAAGACGAGATGAATCACATGGCTGAATGTGTCAGACTGGAACCAGAAGATTACAAAGATTCTGAACGGCGTGAAAAATACTGGAATTACATCAAATGTACCGGTATGCCGAACAAGTCACTGGTAACTGACAACCTGCGGAATATCGCGAGAATTGCGTTCAAGCTGGCAAGGGAGATAGAGCATGGACGATGAAGAGGATCTGTCACTGGAACATGACTGGGAATGTGACAAAAAGTGTAATACCTGCGAAATGCGGGAACTGTGTGAAAAATTAGAAGAAAAAGAATAGGAAAGGAGACGGAGCTCCGGCCGGGCAAAGATATATCGGCTCCTTTCGAAAAAAAATGTATATACAAGAAGATGATTTGAAGCTGAACGAATGGCAGTTCGCTCAGCGGAAATATCTGGATTATGAAACTAAAAACCGGTTGACCGATACCAGAATTGTCGAATGGTACGAAAACTGGGGCGGTCAGGTGTATGTAAGTTATTCCGGCGGACTGGACAGCACTGTATTGCTTCACAAAGTCCGCAAATTGCTTGGGAAGGAAGTGCCGGCAGTATTTTCCAACACCGGCCTTGAATTTCCGGAAATCGTGAGATTTGCAAGAAAAGCGGAAGAGTCTGGTGCGTTCGTGACGATCTATCCGAGAAATAAGAGAAAGAAACGCTTCCGTGGAGACAAAGAGGGAGAACGGATCCTATTCAAGGATATCGTAATAGAGTGTGGTTTTCCTCTGGTTTCTAAGGAAGTGGCATTAAAAATACAGAAATTACGGCACGGAAAACTTTCGGATAGATACAGAAATTACTTACTTAATGGTGACGAGCGTGGAAAGTTTGGCGTACTACCGAAAAAGTGGAGATTCCTGCTGGACACAGAATTTGACACGTCCGAAAAGTGTTGCCACATTATGAAGAAAATGCCGTTCAAGGAATACGAAAAGCGTACTGGCAGAAAACCATATGTCGGAACCACACAGGATGAGGGATTCATGAGAGCGCATCTGTACGCAAGCACCGGCTGCAATGTCTATGACGGGAAAACGATAAAGAGCCAACCGTTAGGATTCTGGACACGACAGGATATCTTGAGATACGTGGTGGAAAATGATATAGAAATCTGCTCCGCATATGGTGAGATCCGGCAAGATGCACAAGGGAACTATTACACGACCGGCGAACAACGAACTGGATGCATGTTCTGCGGATTCGGGGCACATCTGGAACAGGAGCCGAACCGGTTCCAGAGAATGTCCGTGACACATCCGAAGCATTACTGTATTTGCATGAATCTGGAGAACAACGGTGTGAAGTACAAGGATGCATTGGAAACATGTGGAATCTGCACGGAAACATGGGAACAGCAGGGACAGATGAGCATTGAAGATTTCTTAGGGGGAACAGAATGAAAAAGGAAGAATTCATAAAACTCGCACAGAAATGTGGATATGGCAGTGAAGACCGGGCAAGAGATTACACAGAAAGGAATCCTAAAACGCATTATGGCGTAGATGATTTTATCAAGCTCTACCACGAACCAACAGATTCTATGCACTGGAACGGTGTACGTGCCACGAAAGGGTTGTATGAAATGCACGGGATTAACGGAAGAACTACAGCTAAGAGGAATGGAGTGGCCGGGAATAGTAGTGCAAGACAGGATTGGTGGATGTGATGAAAGAATTAATCATAGACGCATTTGCCGGAGGGGGTGGTGCATCAGTCGGAATTGAGATGGCACTCGGCAGACCGGTAGATATAGCCGTAAATCATGATCCAGATGCCATCCTGATGCACAAAACGAATCATCCGGACACCTTGCATCTGACGGAAGATATTTTCAAGGTAAATCTGAAAAAATATGTAAAGGATCAGCATGTGGCTCTTATGTGGGCGAGTCCAGACTGTACAAGCCACTCCAAAGCAAAAGGTGGAAAGCCAAGAGAAAAAGGACTTCGGATTCTGCCGTGGGCGGTATACAGACACGCGAAAGAAATTCTTCCGGATGTGATCCTGATGGAAAACGTGGAAGAAATCCAGCAGTGGGGACCATTGGATGAAAAAGGATATCCAATACCAGAAAGAAAAGGCGAGGACTATCAAAAATTCATCACAGCAATGAAAAGCCTTGGTTACCGGTTCGACTGCCGAGAACTGATGGATGCGGATTACGGAGCACCAACTACACGAAAAAGATGGTATGCCGTGTTCCGGAGAGACGGAAAAGAGATTAGTTTTCCAGAACCAGAATACAGTAAGGACGGTAAGAATCGTTGGAAATCGTGCGGGGATTATATTGACTGGACAGATCTCGGTAAGTCGATATTCGACCGGAAAAAGCCGCTTGCAGAGGCAACACAGAAACGGATCGCAAACGGTATCAAGAAGTATATCGTGGATGCGGAATCTCCCTATATCGTGAGAAGCAAGGATGCGATGGCGTTCATCATCCAGTATCACGGAGAAACCCGCACTGGTGATTCTAGAGGACAACTTCTGACGGAACCGATCAAGACCATTGACACATCGAACCGGTACGGATTGGTTACGGCGTTCATCACAAAATATTACAAGTCTGTGATCGGTCAGGGATGCGATGAGCCGTTACATACAATCACTACATCGCTTGGACATTTTGGTTTGGTGTCAGCTTTCTTAGTGAAATATTACGGAAGCGGATGCGGACAACAGCTTGACAGACCACTTGATACGATCACCACAAAAGACCGGTTCGGGCTGGTAAATGTGGTGTTAGATATTCAAGGGGAGAAATACATCATTTCAGATATTTTCCTGCGGATGCTGAAGCCGGAAGAACTGAAATTGATGCAGGGATTCCCGAAAGATTACATCATTGACCGGGATTACAACGGAAGACCGTATCCGATTGCAAAACAGGTAGCGAGAATCGGTAACAGCGTGGTTCCGATCATGGCTCAGAAATTAGTAGAGGTGAACTGCCCGTATCTAAAAGTAGGCGAGCGGATGCCGAACATGAGCATTGATGACAGCCAGGAGCAGCTAAGATTTGCGTAGAAAGGATGGGATTACAAAAAAAGTGAAATTTAAACAAAACTATGATTGCAAAGAGGACATATACGGAAGAACTCCGGTGGCATATATTTCTGGAAATGATGCAACGCCACAAAATATCCATGATGCAATCTTCAAAAACGGACTCTGTGGATGCGGATACAAATTCGCAATGGTGCTCGATGAATCGAAAGACGAATACGAACCACTTGAAAAAGAAACGGAACTCTATTTTCTTGACGATATCTTAGAGGAAGTATGTGAATACGCAGGAGTCGAACGAGTAAAAAAATGGTTAAAAAGAAAGGAATAACGAATGCCCGGTAAACCGGGTTGGTGCATAGTGAATGGCGGTGATGTACCGAAAAATTTCAACACCGTGGCTAGAAATCCCGTCTTGGAAACGGGGCGGGATGCATAAGAGCAAACGAATGGTGATCCACGATACGGCAATCGTAGCGTGGTGTTATGAAAGTATGTTGGTTTTCAACAGGAATAAGCAGTTTTGTAGCGTGTTATCTGGCAAAGGATGTGGATGAGATCATCTATACACATGTGGCGAATCAGCACCCGGATAGCCTGAGATTCTTACATGATTGTGAGAAACTGTTAGACAGAAAGATAACAATTCTACAGTCTGATGAATACCGGGATGTGGACGATGTGATTGAGCGGACGAGATGCATCAACACTCCATTCGGTGCACCGTGTACCGAAAAGCTGAAAAAGAGAGTACGGATGAAATGGGAACGGGAACATCCAGATCACCATATCTACGTGTGGGGAATGGATGCCACCGAAAAGAACCGTGCTGCCAGGCTGGAAAGGACACTGACAGACTATGAACACGAATTCCCACTGATTGAGCACAATCTGACGAAAGAGGAAGCGCACGGGATAGCGGACAAGCTAGGGCTGAAGCGACCGATCATGTATGACATGGGATATCGTAACAACAACTGTGTAGGCTGTATCCGCGGAGGAATGGGTTACTGGAACAAGATCCGTGTGGATTTTCCGGAAGTGTTCGCACGAAGAGCCAAACAGGAGCGTGAGATATGGCATAGCTGCATAAATGGAGTGTTCCTGGATGAATTGGATCCAACGAGAGGAAATATCAATGATGAAGTCATGGAAGACTGCACGATAGCGTGTCAGCTTCTGACGTGGGATAAATAGTTAATCGGACAGCCGATTATCATTCGGTAGTCGGTTGTCGAGAAAGAGAGGAAATAATAATGGCTAAATTTAATATTGAAGTCGAACTGGACTGGATGGACGAAGAAGCGTATTCCATAGATGATGAACTTAGACAGAGAATTGTTGATGGAGTGGAAAACGCACTTCTCGAAAAAGCAACAACCGAGGCTATACAGAAAGTAGACAAAGCAATTGCAGATAAGATTTTCGAAGCAGAAGAAACGATTCAAGATACTGTAGACAAATTTGTTAAGACTGTATCGGAAGAAAAGATTGCAAATATCATGATTCCGATAAAAGCAAGTTCATGGAGTAGTGATGTAAAATACATTCCATTGTCTGAATATGTCGGAAAGAGATTCGAAGAATTTTCTAAGGAAAAGAGATATGACAAGCACGGGAATACTTCCAGTTATTCGAGCGACAGAGTGTTGTCTATGGCAGAACTTCTTACAAGTAAATATCTTGAGAAAGAACTTGGTACAAAAGTGGAAAATATGATTGCTACTGCAAAAAGAGAAGTGGAAGAAAGCCTTGTGAAGTCACTGGAACAGAAGTTGAAAGAGAATCTTGCGAAAGAAACAATTGAGAGAATGAATATTCCTGATGTCTTGAAGAGGTTCAGTGAGATGGCACTTGAAGATAAAACGGAATAGATGGATGGAGAACGAGGATGGGATGTAAGCGGATATGTATCGTAGACACAGGCATCCGGAAATGCTGTATGGAATGCGAGAAGCACGAAGAATGCAATATTCTGTGTGAAGATTTAGACCAATATGAATACATGGAAGAATGCCAGGATTATGTAAAGGAGAATGAAGATGAAAATTGTAAAAGGTAAAGAACAGGAATATAAAGACTGGTATGAAAAAAACAGTGATCCATACAGTAGAGCGTGTTTTACATATGCTGAAAGATGGGCTGGAATGATGGAAGAGAAGATAGAAGCATCAGAAGATGATGAAATGAAAGTTATTGTTGATAATGCAAAGCAGCTGAGC